ATATACACACTTCAAGGATGCTCTGTTTGTGATAGGTTAAAAAACGAATTGAATCATTCTTTTATAAAGTATAAAGAGGTATCATACGCAACTGATCAATTAGCATGCGAAAAATTAGAAAACGCGACAAAATCTAATATCTATCCAATGTGTATTATTGAATCTTTTCCAAATAGAAAAATATTAATTTGTTTTGCTAAAGAATCTAATCAATTGAATCAAATTAAAAATTTAAATAGCACAACTATATTAACGTATGTACACTCGATAGATAATATGTTAACTATCATTAAAAATGCGTAAATTAAAATAAAAAGAGTTATGAAATTCAAATTAACAGCTGAACAAATGCTTGAAAACGTTAATAAATTCTATGAGTATATTGACAAGTACATTACTGGATCTAGGAAAGATCAACTTATAAACTTCTATAAATCAATAGAGCAGACATTAGTGGATTCTCCAGCATCAACAAAAGATGCTCATCATAATTGTTTCCCAGGAGGTTACTTAGATCACGTATTAAGAGTTACAGAATTAGCATTAGTAATCGATAGAGTGTGGGATAAATTCAATCAAAAGAAAAATTACACTCTTGAAGAGTTAGTATTCTCGTGTTTGAATCACGATCTTGGAAAATTAGGCACAAATGATCAACCTTTCTATGTTCCTAATGATTCAGAATGGCATATTAAAAACCAAGGAGCTCATTACAAGTACAATAGCAATATGACTCATATGAGAATAGCTGATAGAAGTCTATACTACCTCCAACAAGCTAATATTCCAGTTTCTGAAAATGAATTCTTGACAATCAAATTGCATGATGGGTTATATGAAGAAGCAAATAAGGCTTACTACATAACGTATTCTCCAGATGCGGAATTAAAAACCAATCTACCGTATATTGTCCATCAAGCTGACTTAGCAGCATCACGAATAGAAAATCAAAATAAATAAAATATGTTTACACTAATAATGGTCATACTATGGCCCCTAACAATTTTAAGTTACGTTATATATAATTTATATAATAAGAATAAAAAGTTAGAAAATGCTGTCATCAAACAGAATAATTTTATAGATTCTATGCTTTTAACTATTAAAGAAATAGATAAAGCAGTAGAAAAAATAGATTCTACTATATGGGTTCAGTCAGATCCTGAATTGCATGCCTTATTCGATTCCGTAAAACAAATACAATCTCAAATAAAAGACTATTTAACAAATGAGTGATAATAAAGAAGTAGAAATAGTCCAATTGACTAAAAAAGGAGTTCCTAGAAAAAGAAAGCCTAAAACAAAAAATGTATATTTTACTGAGGACACAGAAAATGCTATATTGGCATACAGAGTTGCTAAAACATACGATGAAAAAAATAGATTGTATAATGAAAAAATTCATAATGCTTTTTATAAATTAGCTGAAAATATAATTCATACTTTTAAATTCTATTATACTGATGTAGATAACATCGAAGATCTTAAATATGAGGTAATATCGTTTCTACTTCAAAAGATAGATCTCTACGATCAATCTAAGGGAAGGGCGTATTCTTATTTTGGAACTATTGTAAAAAGGTATTTGATTTTATATAATCAAAAGAACTATAAAAAAATACTTTCAAAAACGGATTTTCAAGAGATACACAACGAAGAGAAGACAATAGATCTACTTATTGAAAAACCAGAATCTAACGATATAGATAGATTGGGAGTAATCGACATGTTTATTAAAGAAATAGAAGATAAAATATTTGAAATGTTCGATAAAGCTGAAGATCTAAAAACCGCTGATGCTATACTTGAAATCTTTAGGAAAAGAAACAACATAGATATTTTTAATAAAAAAGCTATTTTTATTTATGTAAAAGAAATTGCAGATGTTCCAAGTATAACAATAACAAAGGTTATAAAAAAATTAAAATCTGTATATAAACGTATATTAGAACACTACATTCAAAATATAGACCATTGATATTTATATAAAAACAATGGATTTAGATAAAGAAATATTCAAAGGAAAAAAAATCTCTGATCTAGTAAAAGAAGTCTACGATAAACACAAGTCGCAAGACAGCAGACTTACTGGAGAAATAGAGAGGTTGTCAGAATTAATATCTTCTCCTGGAGATGCTATTATTATAGTGCCTTTGTTAAAAGCCTTTTTTGATTCTAGTATTAAAAATGATGAGGTTCTTATGAAGATACTTCAACTATTTCAAAAAGCTGCTGAGAAAGCTCAATCTGCAGAAGGCGATACTAGCCTATTATCTGAAAAGGACATAGCTCAATTATTTAGTGAAGTTAACTCTATTATTCCAAAAGACGATAAAAAACTAATTAATTAATTAATATGGCTTTTGATGTATATAATGGTGCAAGCGCTGAGGGTTCATTACCTCCATTTTTTGTGGGTAGAGTAAATAGAATTATATTAGGGTCTCAAAAAACTAATACCATTCAGGATTTAGATTTCACATGCGAAAAAGATATAGGCGCAATATACTACGAACCTTTATTTATAAATAAATCAGGAACTAACGCAAGTTCAAACAATTCAAGAAAAGCGTATCCAATGTTTGGAAATATAAGACACTATCCTAATATTGGAGAGCAAGTTTTAATCTTTTCAGGACCTTCTTCAAATATGAATGATGGATCAAAAGAGCAAGATTATTACTATCTTCCACCATTTGCTACATGGGGAGATGCTCATCATAATGTATTTCCAAGATTGGAACAATACGCTGCTCAAATTAAAAATACTAGAATTTCTTCCGATTATGATTCTGAAGGTCCAGTAGGTAATATTCCAGTTGCACAAGGTTTCACTTTTGACGAACAAGAAAACATAAAACAACTTAGACCTTTTGAAGGCGACATAATAATTCAAGGCCGGTTTGGTCAATCAATTAGATTCGGATCAAGTGTGCCAAACATGAATAAGTACAATACATGGTCAGATAATACTGATAATGGAAAACCTATTACTATTATTTCTAATAAACAAAGATTTCCTACTAGTGCTGAGATAGATTCACCAACATTTTTTGAAGACATTAATAAAGACGGATCTTCAATTTACTTAACAGAAGATCACAGCATTATAATGACTGACATTAATCTATTTCCAAAAAGATCGTATGCTACTAGTAATTCTAACAATCCTCAAGTGGCAGATGCTAAGCGTCCTGAAAGATATTTTAAAACCAATGAATTTGTATCCGCAGCTGATCAGGATAAAAATGCGGTAAACATAAACACTGTCACTAATAATTTTCAAGATAGTGCGCAAGAAATTACAAACGATAGTGAATAATAAAAAAATAAAATATGTTAGATCCAAATTTTCCATATAAAGGGAGACAAATTATATTATCATCAGATAGAGTCCTTCTTCACTCTAAAAATGAAGGTATTTTTTTATTTGGTAAAAAGATGGTAGCATTATCTTCTACTGATACTATAAATTTTGATGCTAAAAATGCTATTTTGATAGATTCTGATAAAATAGAATTGGGACATAAGGCGTCAACTCAAGGAGAACCTATTATATTAGGTCAAACTTTTTTGTTACAATTTTTAAATATCGTTACAGATTTACAATCGTTAGCTTCTCAACTTCAACGCGTATCTGATACTTCTCCAGCAGCATCTTTTTTGGCAATAAAAGCAGCAGGAGATAAATTATATACTACATGTAAAAATTTGATACCGAGGTTGCAAAATAAAGATAATCCTCAGTATCCATTATCAAAAGTAACATTTACAAAATAATGGGAAATAATTCTGTAAATAAACCACCTGTATCAGTAAGTAGCGCGCCACCCGCCATTTCTGCGCCGAATAATCCTGTTAATGCGCAAACTTTAGAAGGAGCCATTAAAACTCCTCCACCGCCTGGTACAAGTCTTGCAGAAGGATTTGGAAAAATAAGTCACACTATACAAGATATAGTAACAAAAATCGAAGACAAGATAGATCAATACTATTACGGAAAAGGCACTTCTGAGTTTGGTTTAAAAAACGGAAAATTTAGTAATCCTTTAGATTACGGTCTTATAAACATAGTAAAATTATTTTCATCTATTGATTTATGTTCTTTATTCACCTATATTGCTTCTTCCAATGCAGTGCAAGGCTCTAATTTTGATCCAGAAAAAAATAAACAAGAGATTAATACTACTTATGGTAGGGTAAAATATACGTTACAAAAAACTGCGTATGACGTACAAGGAGTAATAGATAGATACTATAGCGAATATACAGATTTTAATTCTGTTGCAAGCTCAACAGCTTTAGGCGATTTAATCACAGATGTAAGACAGTTTTTAGAGAATATTGTTGGAGTAAACTCTCAAGAAATATTTAAAAATCCAGAGCTTCTACAAGCATTTCCTCAAATTACAATATTTGAAAATGGCATAAATAATATATTGTCTTTTTTCGCTCAATATTCTGATCCGAGAAATCTAGCTTCTGCAGATGTAAAAAAAGCACTAGATTATATAGATAAAACAAGAAATGTGTGTATTGCAATACAAGCGCTATCTACTCCAAAAGACTTAGTTAGTTTTGCAAATAATATTGCAGGTGGTAAAATACAAGAGCAGCTAAAAAAATTAGATAAATTAATTGATCCAAAGAAAATAGCGAGAACTATTAAGAGTATTTTGAGAACTTTAACTAGCATTCAAAACGTTTGTAATCAAATAATATCTTACGTTAATTTAGGTAGAACTATTGTACAGGTTTGTCTAATACTAGTTTTTGTACTAAAGATAATTAACAAGTTTTTAAAATTATTGGCAGTGCCTAATATATTTACGATTTTGGGATTATCAACATTAATGTCAGAAGCTAATGGAAAAATTGTAGATACAGTAAAGTATTTTCAAAATAGATTACAAGAAATAAGCATTGTACTTGATTCTATTTTTAATTTAATAAATGGCATAATAATTAAACTACAAGAAATATCTGATAATCTAAAAATATCTTTGTTAAATTTAGAAAATTGTGATAATATGGATCCTTCTCTGGTTTCTGAGATGAAAGATTCTATAAATAAGCTAGATTCAACTGTAGCTATTTTTAAAAATTACTTAGACACGTACAATAATAATAAACAAAACAAACAAAAAACATTTGGCGGATATAGCATTTCGATATTAGACGAAAAATTAACTGATGAAAATATTCCGAGAAAAAGAAGATACGGCGTTGCATTAGATAAAGACGGAAACGTAATTGTTCAATCTACACCTACTTTTGCATCTGACGACAATGTTATTATTCAAGAAGTAAAGTTATTATTAATTAGTAAAAATCTAGTAAAATCTGTACAAGGAACTACATCTGCTGCTGAATTAAATATTTACGAGGAGGCTTCTAATTATTTGGAAGATCCCACTGTATCTATAGACACGATAGATGAATTGAATATTGATGTCATTAATGACGATCCTGATAATGAAGACGAAGATGAGGAAGAAGATGAAGAAGACGATTCTTTAAATTTAAATGCATTCGTAAATAAACTAAAGGGAGGAAAACGTTTACGTCGTCGTATGAGAATACAGATGGCAAAACAAAAACGACAACTTGCAGATTCTTTAGCGAAATCAGATCCGAATAATAAAGTCAAAAATAAAAAAGTGGCTAAAATTAAGAGATCTGCGAATGAAGACGAAATAAAAGCAAATTTAGAACAAATTAATTTCCATAATTCTAGAATAAAGAGATACACAGCCGCAATAGTTGCAACAGTCGCCAATCCAGCTGCAGTAATATTATTGAGAAGAAAAATAAAAGATCTAAAAGACAAGATAAAAAAATTGGAACAAAGAAATACTCAATTAAAGAATGAAAATGCTTCGTTAAAATAATTAAAAATAATATTTATAATATATGGCAAAAATAGATTTACTTAGAAAATTAATTAGAGAGGAAGTTAAAGCGGCTCTAAGAGAAGAGCTGCCAAAGATACTACATGAAAATAAACAGTCTAGTACCGGAGTAAGTAATGTTATAAAAGAGATGAAAAAATCTCAATTCCCAATGACATTAAATACAGCAGAAACATACAAAAAACAATCTAATTTGCAATTTACAAATTCTTCTCCTTTAAATTCAATATTAAATGAAACAGCAATGTCTATGCAAGGAGAAGATTATGATACATTATCATATACTACAGATAACATAAATCCAATAGATTTTTTTCAACCAAAAGAAGCTAATATTGGAGATGTAAATAGCATGTTAGCGACAGCTAGACCAAGCTCTGATATATCTATGGTACAAATAAACGAGGTGCCTGATTATTCAGGATTAATGAAAAACTTAATATCAAAAGGCGCAATATAATGGCTTACGGAATAAAAAATATTTCTCCACTCGATCTACGAACTTCAACTGGGGTTGGCGTAAGTATTCCTTTTGAATCACCATCTGCTTTTAGTACTGTCTATAATACAAAAGATCAATTGAAATATAATTTGATTAATTTTTTATTAACAGATAAGTATGAAAGGCCTCAGAATCCTAATTTTGGTTGTGGATTGAGATTGATACTATTCGAACAAATAAACCAAGAAAATTTTGATCAAATAAAATTAAGAATCGCTAGTCAAGTAAAAAGCAATTTTCCTAACATTGAAGTACAAAATATAGATATACTATCTAATATTGACGATAATTCAATAAATATAAAATTTTTTTACACTATCTTAAATACTGGAGATTCTGATACGGTAACTATAGCTATTCAAAATACTCAATAATGGCAAATAATAAACAAATAAATTATTTAAATAAAGATTTTTCTACTTTCAAGTCAGATTTGATAGAGTACGCTAAATCTTATTTTCCTACTGTATATAATGATTTCAGCCAAGCTTCACCAGGATCTATGTTTATAGAAATGGCTGCATACGTTGGCGACGTATTGTCTTATTATTTAGACAATCAATTACAAGAAACTTTTTTACAATACGCAAAGCAGCCAAATAATTTATATTCTCTAGCATACATGCTAGGATATAGACCTAAAATAACTTCAGCAGCTATAGCAGATCTAGATGTGTTTCAAACAGTTCCTTCAAAAATAGTCGGCGGACAATATTATCCAGATTTTGATTACGCATTGGTAGTTCAACCCGGAATGCAGGTTCAATCTAATGTTTCTACTACAGCTTATTTCTATATACCAGAAAAAGTAGATTTTACTATTTCTTCATCTTATGATCCAACAGATATTTCTATTTATAGTTTAAGCTCTGGAAATCCTGACAAGTATCTTCTAAAGAAATCAGCTAAAGCGATCTCGGGACAATTAAAATCTCAAACATTCACCTTTGGTAATTCAGACAGATTTCCTAGAATAACTATAAATGATTCTAATATTATATCTATAGTTAAAGTAACTGATAGCGATGGCAATATTTGGTATGAGGTTCCTTATTTGGCTCAAGATTATATATTTAATCCCGTACAAAATACATCGACTAATTACCCAAGTTTAAATCAGTTTAGCAATCAAGTACCTTATATAATAGACAAGATAAGCGTTCCTCGTAGATTTATTAGTAGAGTTTTATCTAATCAATCTCTAGTATTAGAATTTGGATCAGGTATAAATTCAGTAGCAGATTCCGCAATAATACCAGATCCAAGTACAGTAGGAATGGGTTTGACAAACGGTTTAACTCTTCTAAATACAGCTTTCGATCCTACTAATTTTGTAACCACGCAAACTTACGGATTAACTCCAAAAAATACAACTCTAACAGTTCAATATTTAGTTGGAGGTGGAGCATCATCTAATGCGCAATCCAATCAACTAACGGTTCCTGTTTCTTTTACAGTGACTGGAAATAATACTTCTCAACAAAATACTATAGTTACAAATAACCCTCTTCCTGCAGCAGGTGGCGGAGATGGAGATACGATAGAAGAATTGAGAATGAACTCAATGGTGCAATATTCAAGCCAATTAAGAGCAGTTACACAACAAGACTATATGTCAAGAGTGTTATCGATGCATCCTAAATTTGGAAAAGTCGCTAAAGTATACGTAACAAAAGATGATTCTACATTCGTACAATATTCAAAAAATAGCCCAGCAAATAGAGATCAATCACTAGTTAGTTTATACGTACTTGGATTAGATTCAAATGCTAATCTAGCTCAGCCATCTCAAGCGCTTTCTCAAAATATAGATACATATTTATCCGAATATAGAATGATGACGGATACTATAAATATAAAAAGCGCTTTTATTATCAATATCGGTTGTATTTTTGATGTGATAATTAGACCAAACTTCTCAGGTCAAGACGTTATTGCTAGATGTATAACTGCTTTACAAGATTATTTTAATATAGACAATTTCCAAATAAATCAACCTATAATATTATCTAATGTGTATTCATTATTAGATCAAGTTCAAGGCGTACAAACTACTCAAAATGTACAAATAACCAATCTATATGGAGAATCTTCTGGTTATTCTAAATATTCTTACGATATACCAGGCGCAACAATAAATGATATACTATATCCTTCTTTAGATCCGAGCATTTTTGAAGTTAAATATCTAGATAAAGATATTCAAGGCAGAGTAGTTACTTTTTAACAATAAAAAAATATTTAAATGTCAGTATATAAAATATTTCCTGAGGCAGACTCTACTATATATTCTGCATATCCAACTAAAAATACTGGATTAGATGAAATTTTAGAAGTATCTGTAAAAAATTCACTAGTAGCGGCTGGGTCAGATGATATTAGAAGATCTCTAATAAAATTTAGCGATTCTGACATTCAGAAAATTAATACATTAAGAAGTTCAAATGCTTACAATGTATATTTAAAACTATATCTATCTAATGCTGAGAATTTAACGTCGCCATATACTTTAAATTTTCACCAGATAAACAATTCTTGGATTATGGGTACTGGTAAGTACTTAGATAATCCATCTATCTTTAACGGAGTTTCTTGGTATAGCACAGCGTCTTATTCTGGGTCTTCAAATAATTGGACAAACACTTCTTACTATATAACGCCTGGTGGAGGTTCTTGGACAACGTCTCCTACCACTCAAAGTTTTTCTTATAATGATAATAAAGATGTAGAAGTAAACGTCACAAGTATATTTTCTAATTGGGTTAATGGACAAAATAACTACGGAATATTAATAAAGCATACTTCAAGTGTAGAAAACAATAGCGATTCATATATAGCTTTAAGTTTCTTTAGTATAGACACTAGAACTATATTTCCTCCTTGCTTAGAAATGCGATGGGATGATTCAGTGTACGATACTGGAAGTTTGCAGGTTATTAATAGTTCCAATACTGTTTTGAATGTATCTAATAATCCGTATTACATAAAAAACAAATCGGAAAAATACGTTTTTAGAATAACCGCAAGAGATAAATATCCCGTTAGAACTTTCTCCACAGCGTCTATATACACAGTAAATAAAGCGTTACCTAGTAGCTCTTATTGGGGGATACAAGACGTAAAAACAGAAGATATGATTATCGATTTTGATAATTCATACACAAAAGTAAGCTGCGATACTAACGGAAGTTATTTTAATCTGTATATCAACGGTTTAGAACCTGAAAGATATTATAAGATACTAATAAAAAGTATATTAAATTCTGGAGAAACTGTTGTAAGCGATGGTAATTGTATTTTTAAAATTATAAGATAATGATAAAAGTAGATATTATTAAAAATATAAAAGGCGTAAATACTTACGAAAATGTAGTTGATACGGAATTTAGGGAGTTATTTACACAACCTACTGATATTCCTGATACTACTCCTACTGTATCTGATTTTTTTTCATTGTATGAAACATTATTTTATGATATTCCAATATCAGGAGAAAACTCTCATGAAAGCTTAATTGAAAGAAGTCAACAATATATAGGATCATTAGTAATAGATCAAGAAAAAGCCGCTTTAATTGAAGAGATAAACTCGCTTAGACAACAAATTGTTGATCTATCTCAAACATATTTAAACATTAGTCAGCTACAATAATAATGGAAATTGTTAACATATCATACACCGGATTCGGATCTGAGATTCAGAGATACAGTACTAGAGATTTACAATTAATCACTAATAACAATATCAATAATACATTTGAAGACGGAGTTGACACAGTAGAGTATTTCATCACGGACGATTCTAATTTTTTATTAGATTATAGATATAACGCTCCATATTCACTAGATCCAACATCGAATATTGTAGGAAATAGATACAGTAGAGTATTGATTGATCCTGAGGCAGATGTAAAATCGATGGGATATAATAGAGGTGTTATCAATATACAATATAATTTTTTAAAAAATCTATTTGGATCAGATTCGGTCACTTTTCAATATTTTATTAAAGAAATTTCTAATTCTAGATTAGAATTAAAATTAGCATCTCAAGATCTTTCTAGTACATCTATCGTAGCAGGTTTCGATGAATTTGAAAATTATATAAGCCAAAAAAACTACTATCCTGATTTTTATTTGAATTTTGGTAGAAATAATTTAATCATAGCAGTCAATGCCATTGTAATAACAGAGTCCGATGGTAATAGTTATCTTCTAATAAAATTATATGAACCTCTTCCTATTGATATTGAATTAAAAAGTCAATTATCAATTGTTGAAAAATTAGGAAATTCTGTTAGTTACAAAGTTGATATACAGGTAGAATCAGTAGCAGTTGATACCTCTTTTAAATTAAGAGGCCCAAACTATAATGTGAAAGATAAACAATCAATTGGACAAACTACTCAATATTATTCGTACAATACATTATTTTCTTCAAATTTAACTTCGTCAATTAGACAACTAATGTCTTACTACGAAGATAAAGCACTATCAATAAATGTAGATTATTCAAGTTTTGATAATTTTATTCACTTTTCAAGCGCTGAGGAGAGAGTAAATAATTTTGTATATAAACTTGGATTAATAGAAGATTATAACAAGCAAATATATTCTCAAAGTCTTGTTGTTGGAACAGCTAATCAAGCAACAGTGACTTCGTCTGTAAATTTACTAAATACGTATATTTCTAACGTAATAGAAAAATTTGATCCGTACGAATATTATTTATACTACGAATCTGAATCTTTTGCTTGGCCTAAATCTACTAGCACAAAACCCTACTCTCTACACTCTGTTACGTCTTCTAAAGCTATTTCTTGGTTAGGATCGCCGACAACTACGCCTAATGCAACTACAGCATCTGTTTTATTCTCTGCATCTTTTTACGATAGCACTAATAAAGACATACTAAGATTGTCTATACCTCAATATCTAAGAGACGATAATAGCAATGAATCATATATAACGTTTATTGACATGATTGGTCAATATTTCGATAATATATGGATATATTATAAAGACATCACAAATAGATACAATGCTTCAAATAATCCTTACGAAGGAATATCTTTAGATCTTGTATCCGATGCTTTAAAGGGATTTGGTATAGAATTATACACCAATACAAATCTATCTAACGACGTATACTATTCTTTATTCGGCACAAATAATCAAAATTCCCTGTTGCCTCCTACAGGTTCTGAAAAGATTACTACGTATGTGACTTCGAGCATTTCGGGATCAGGAAGACCTTATATACTTCCTTACGATCAAGTGCAAAAAGAGGTATACAAACGCATATATCATAATTTACCCTACTTATTAAAAACTAGAGGCACACAAAGGGGCATAAAAGCTCTAATAGCATGTTATGGAATACCCAATAGCATATTAACTGTAAATGAATTTGGAGGATACAATAGAAATTCTGTTTCAGGCATAGATTCTATAAATAATGATAAAATATCGATAGTTAGTCAAAGCTCAGCTCTATATCTATCTGAATCTATTTTAAGTCCGTATACAACTATACAAAAATACAACGATTTAAATAGATTAAGCAGTTATAACTTAGAAATAGGATTTTCTCCTTCAGACAAAATTAATAGCAACCTATCGTCTTCATTAGCAAACGTTTTTAACATTGATCAATATATAGGAGATCCAAAAAATCTTTATTCAGCATCGTATAACAGTTTAGACAATTATAGAAATAATTATTTTAGCACTTATAACTACTCCCATTCTATATGGGAATACATCAGATTAATAAAGTATTATAATAATTCTTTATTCAAAATGGTAAAAGATTTTGTGCCAGCAAGATCTAACGTTTCTACTGGAATTGTTATAAAGCCACATATATTAGAGAGAAGTAAGTATGCTCGTCACGAGCCTGAAATTGCGTTTGCTAACTATTCTGAATCTATAGATATAGGAACAATTTCAGCTTTCGCGGCCACAAGTTATTCTGCTGACACTACCGTTTACCAAGATGTACCGTCTTCAATTGGTTATATATCAGTAACTCAATCTTTTGGAGTCGAGAAATTTACGGGAGAATATATGGGCACACAAGTTGTTGCAACTAGTTTGACTAGTTTAGGAAACCAAACGGAAAAATCAAGCAATGCTCTGACATCTAGTGTCGTTTATTTAGATACTCTTATAAATAACGTAACAGCTTCTGTTAGATCTACAAAATATTTAGATTTAGATTATTCGTATAATTCGATTGTACCAGTTAATTTTGGATTAATAACCCAATCAATAGATAATTCGGTATCAGATAATTTCAATACATACACTAACAAAAATAATCCTTACGCGCAATTACAGGATTTTAATTATTTTTCTCAAAGAAGCACTATACCGAGATATTTTGGATCTAAATTAGAAGGTAGACAATATAATATATACACAACAGCGTCTTTTGGATATGCGGGAGATAAATCGTACGGAAAATTCCCAGTTATAGATCTTAGAACTCAGAAGTTGGGTCTATTTTCTCAAATAAAATCTAATATATTTTTTCCTGGGTATACTGATGTTACAATGGTTTACTTGGTTGATAGAGTCAGCGGAATTAATGAATTGAATCAATCAAACAACAATTGGTTCGAAGTTCAAAACACTTTTAAAGCAGGTAAAACTTTAACTGTAAAACAATTCGATAGTAAAAACAACTTTTTCGATAACGAACAGCCGTCTATCAATGCAGTTCACACCATTTATGAAAGCGGATATAGTTACACTCCAATGCTTTATTTTAATGCGGCAAACGATAAAAGAGTTTATTTTTCTTATTTAGGAACAAGCAATTCATACGTATTAGCAAGAAATAATCCGTTTCCTGATAATTATGTTTCTGGATCTACAAATCTGAGATACCCTCTTATTCCTTCTGGATCTGGTATGACTGGTTCAATATACAATCTATTTGATGTAGAAGTAATTGATCAATCAGGCGCTCACTCAGCTGGGGATACAGGTTCTTTAGATTATACAAATTATTTAGTTAGAAATGCTGGTAATTATGTTATTAATTTAAGATTTGATTTGAATTTGACAGCGTCTAATGATGCAGAAAGCGGATCATTTACCATGTTAATTAAAAGAAATGGAACTATTGCGGCTTCTCAAAGTTATATATTTAATGCAGATGGAACAGGTGGCGGATCAGGAGGAAATTATCCAGGAAATTCTTACTATATCACTTTTGGAGAGCCTTACGGAATATAAAAAAAATTATTACAAAAAATGAAATATAAAGTAATAAATATATCTACGACAACGCAAAGATATATAGCCAATGGAGTATTAACTCACAACTACGTTAAAAATCCTGACACGATCGAATGTCCGATTGGAACTAGCTATTCTTCTAGAACTATTGAAAATTTTGGCGGTACTGTAAAACCTAAAATATTTTATCAAAGTAGTTACGTGCCAAGTTTACCCATACAAATAATAGTATCGTCTAATACAAACGAAAATTATTTTGAGTTCGCAGATGGCGGTGCTAGGTGCGCGGGTACTCAAGCATATCCGATGGTAAAATTACAATTCCAAAATGGAAGACTTACATATAACAACACTTTAGGTATAAGTACTCAAGGCGCAATGACGTACCAGCCGTCGTTTTTTGGTTGGCAAGCAAATAATCCGATATCATTTTCTGTACAAACACTATTTAATACATCTGATGGAACTTTTTATTGGCAAGCTGTAATGACAGCAACAGATGCAACGGGCAGATCAGCTACAAATAGATTTCCATACGGAGAGTATTCATTTAAGAATGGAAGTTTGCAGAAAAATTGTTTAACACCCGATACTTTAATAGAACTATATGATGGAAAAAATATATTTTTAAAAGACGTAAATATTGGAGATAGTCTACTTTCTATAGATCCTGAAACAATGCAATACGAAGAATCTATAATAACATCTAAAAGTTTCCATGAAGTAGACAAACTTTATTTACTTAACAATGGATTGATTAGATGTTCTGATTCTCATAAACACGTAATAAAAAGAAACAACGAATGGAGTAATATAACGTCTGAGGAATTACTTATAGGAGACATCATAATTAATAGAAATTTAGAAGAAATAGTAATCGAAAGTATTAATATATTTAATTAACAACATGGCAACATCAGGATCATTAAAATACTCTATTTCAACTACGCTTAGTAACTGTTACGCGGGGGATGAATTTACTTTTGAGTTCGTGAGTGAGTATCAACCTACGAGTGGAAATTGGACAGGATCAGTTAGCACTGGCAGTTTAACAGTAGATATACAACCAGTTAGTATCGGTGGTTATCCTTACGCAACTTCAAGCGCTGATTACGGAAATTTTGTTTATTCTGTACAACCTCCAAACGTTCTTGTATTCAATACAATTCTTAGTTCTTTTACAGACGATTATCGACAAATTCCGTTTTATGCAATATCTCCAGACGCAACTCCTGAATTTCAAAATAGTCTATATACAACGTATGGAAATATCACTCAAGCGTTCTCTCCAAAGTTTAACGATAAAATAGTTATAAAATCTTACGATGGTCGCGTTCAAATATTAACTATTCGAACTGTTTCTAATATCGCTAACGTTCTACAAATAACGGTTAATCCAGATTTAGATGTGTATTTTCAAAATAATCCAGATCAAATTAGCGAATTGCTAATAGTAAAAAAATTACAAGATGAGCAAAATATAATAATTCCATTGGATATAAAATTTGGATATATAGGCTACGGGTTTACCATACCTGAAGACATCACTTTAGACGTATTGGATAAAATATCAACCATTCAATCTAATGTTCAAACTCAGCTATTATCTCAGCAATAAAATATATAACGAATTAATTTTTTAAAAACTAATATTTATAATAAAATAGAATACAATTATGTC